TCTTCGTACAGCTCGTTTGCCAGACGCGTGTATCCATCGTCTGTATCTGCCACACGTTGCTCCACGGCCCTGAGAGCGGGCCTGATTGGTGATACGTTGTCATGCGCAAGATTCATCGCCGCCCCCGTCAGAAGGAATGCCTGAGCGATAATCAGCAAGAATCCGCTTTATTTCATCCGTGGTGCCATGAGAGAGGATCAGGCTGTCAAAGCCACCATCACGGTCAAACTCTGCATCAACCAGCAATTCAGCCAGGCGGCGGGCTTTGGCTGCACTGAACTGAGGGATGGCTGCTGATCGCGTCAGTTTGGTTTTACCTGCTGCCTTGGCCTTCTGCATTTGCGCCTGTGCAACGGCATCTGCTTTCGGGCCATGTTCGCGTGATAACGCAACAGCTGTGGTCGGAGCCACTTCTCCCGCCTTGACCATTGCAATCAGGCTCTCACCACACTCCAGCAGCTGAAGATGCTGATCCACATCTGCCGGTGAGCGCTTAACCTTTTTAGCAATCTCAGCAGGCGTCCAGCCCTGGTTAAGCAGGCGCTGATATGCCGCCGCGCGCTCCAGAGGAGACAGCGCTTTACCCTGTGAGCTGGTGACCATGAATGCAATGCGATCGGCTTCAGAACCTGAGAAGTCCTTGCACTCAAGACGCGGTATTTCGTGTCCGGCTTCAGACGCCATCTTTGCGCCGTAATACCGGTGGTGGCCGTCGATAATCTTGATGCCCTGCTCTGTCACTTGGACTGCCAGCGGCGGCACAAACTCACCTGCAATGAACGCATCACGGAATTCAGCGACGTGCTCCTGGCCTATTTCACGGACGTTGTAGCCTGGCTCGACATAAAGCTCAGCCAATGGCACCAGAAAGGTTTTCTTAACCGTTGTTTCCGTGCCGTTTTTCTCTTTTGCCTTGTAAAGCGATAATAAAGAACTCATAATTACTCCTGTACGTTGATCCAGTATGATTCGTGCATCAGGCCTCGAAGCTGTTCGCGCAGCTCGGGGCTTTTTCTTTGGTGAGGATGCTCGCCACCTGCCGGGCTAAATGAGCCATCTCTTCATCCACCACACCCCATTCCAGCACTGCAAGCAGCATTGAGAACTTAGGGAGCCAGTCGCGTTTCCAGCGGCTTATCTGCGCCTTATCGACACCAACAGCAGCGGCTGTTTTCTCAGTGCCAATCAGCGAGATCTTGTTGAGTAAGGCGCTCTCGATTTTCAGCGCCTCGTTGCGTTTGTTTGCGTGATCCATTTCGTAGAATTCCTTTGTTGAATAAGTAATTGCGCGACGGCCATATGGCTGTCACGTGCGAATCATTTGTTTTGATTACTGCCCTTTTTCAGGGCGGGGATGTTTAAGAGCGGGTGTTTGTTACGCTGCTTCCAGCTCGGGCCAGATGCATGTCCAGTCACTTGGATGAAGGTGCTTGCGAGTAACCTCACCTGCACTTGCCTTTTCAATCAGAACGCAAAGGGCAGCGCCTAATTCGTGATTTTTGCTGAGTGCTTTACGGAGATAGCCGATAGTCGTACCGCACTTAGTTGCAAAAGCTCGCTGTTCATCCAGTGAAAGGTTGTTGAGATAGATACGTAATTCGTTCATCTCTGGTTTCCTTGTTTACCTTCACAAGGAGATAGTTTACCTACAGGTAACGATTTAAGCAATACCTATAGGTTATTTACCAAAGGGTAAACATATTTAAAATGCTCGCCATGGACAAATACGAAAAAAGGCGTCAGCGCCTCATACAGTTAAGAGACGAAAAGTGCGGTGGAAAAGCCGTCGATCTCGCTCGCAAAATTGAAAGAGAGCCATCATATGTCTCGCGCATGCTCTATGAGGATGGTAAAAAAGGAAAAAAACGAATTGCTGATGATATGGTTGAAATCATAGAGAAGGCATTTTCGTTACCTCGCGGCTGGATGGATGACATAGTCGACAAAGGCCATGACAACGTCAGCTACGCTGGGCAACACAAAGAAACGAAGGGATTCCCATTGATTAGCTGGGTAAGCGCCGGGCAATGGCTAGAGGCTTTGGAGCCTTATAAATTAAGTGAGATAGAAGAGTGGCCTGAAACCACTCAAAACGCTGGACCGCAGTCTTTCTGGCTGACCGTTAAAGGCGACTCAATGACATCTCCAGTGGGCTTTACGGTTCCTGAAGGGATGATCATCCTAGTTGACCCAAGCAAAGAAGCCAAAAGCGGTAAGTTGGTCGTTGCCAAGCTTGTTAATGACAACGAAGCAACATTCAAAATGTACGTCGAAGATGCTGGGCGAAAATTCCTCAAGCCCCTAAACCCACAGTACCCAATGACTGAAATCGATGGAAACTGCTCCATCATTGGAACGGTCATAGACGCGAAGTGGCAGAAACTCCCATAACTCCCTCCTAAAAGACCCGCAACCTGCGGGTTTTTGCGCATAATATTTACCTCACCTCGAAAATTAAATTACCTGTCATTTCAATGGGGTAAACTTTTACGCCAAAATACTTTACCTATGGGTATAGACAATAAATTTACCCTGAGGTAATGTTTATCCCATCAGCAGGACGCTGAAGCAGTAAAGGGAAACGGAGTTGATTCCCGCGTTCATTAAAATCAGGCGCTGAAAAAGCGCAAACATTCAAAGCAGCAAGCTTTGGACAGGCGTGTCGTGGAGCTTAGGCCCAGTAGTGCATCGGGCCGACCTGAGAAGCGACTTGAAATCCGGAAACGTCACAGGTTCCGGCGCCTGTACCAAAGCTAACTGACAGGAGAATGACCATGAATGCACAAGAGAAACGCCGTGCAGCTCGCGCTGAGAAACAGGCAGCGTGGAAGCAAGCCAACCCCCTGTTGGTTGGCGTTAGAGCTAAACCAGACTGCCGGCCAGTTCTGACGCTCAACCGCAAGCCTGTTGACCGCGTGGTGAAGGCAGTTGATACCGAGACTGAATATCACAAGCAGATTCTTGTAGGCGCAGCTGCATATGTGGAGCACCGAATCAGCACCAAATACCAGAGAGTCACGAATGAAGCAGGCCGTCAGATTCACGCAGTGCAGAAGATGTGTGGCAAGAGCATTCCACTTATTTGAGGCGAGGCAGAAATGATAAAGAAACCGAAGGTGATCGTTATAGAGCGACCAAGCGGAGATTATGCGATTGCTGTAACTGATGGCAGTCAAGATTTCCATGATGCACAGATGATGGTCGTAGCGAGCAATAAAGAAAATGGCGAGGATTTCGTTGACACAATGGAGAGCACTTTGTTTTTTGCTGCTAAGCGAATCCTTGAGCTTGAGAAAGGCGGCTATGTACCGCCGCCAGACTCTGAAGCAGGCATTTCTTAAGCGGAGTACAAAACAGCTGACCAATCAGAGATTAGAGCAACAAAAACTGAAGCTCCCTTTGATGATTGCTTGTCTGCAATAAGCTTCACCTGATCCCTGATTGCGGTGCTGCTGTGGCTGCTATTACCCACATAAGTCCCAATGGGTAAAACCCTTAATGAACCATCACTGAAATTTACAGTGCGGTTGAAACCCAACCTCGCCATGCCTTTGTGTAGCTCTTCATAGTTATCTCCATCGGCACTGAAGATTTCTACCCTAACCAGATACTCTGCCATAAGACAATTCCTATATTGACTGTGGAATGAAAAACATATCAGTTTCCTTTGACTGTGGAAAGCTGGGAAACCACGCGCCGGGCGTGGCTAAAAATCCCGGCATTACTCAATGGACTGCCTCATGGCGGCCTTTTTACTGGAGCCAACCATGAGCAATTCCGACTGGATTATCTGCTGGATAGTCACTGGGGCGCTTATGGTGGCGAGTTATTTAGGAGGGTGAGATGGACGCAGCAGAAATTTTAAGTGCGGATTTACAGGAGTGTCGCGGGGATATTCACGACCACGAGGAAGTAATCAGAAATTGGCTGGAAATGGACGGCTCGCAAATTGGCGAGAAAGAACGGAGCCGCGCATTACAGGCAACTTTCGGAATGTCATTCGAGGCTGACGAAGCCCTGAACCGCGTTCATGCCGATTTATTTGGCTCAATTATCAGAGACTAGGAATTGGGCCAGTAACCACTACAGGAGAGAGAGGATGAGTAAATATTTCGCATATGACCCCGAATGTGGGTTCGAACTATTCGACACCCCAGATGAAGCCCAATCACATGCTCAGGATGCTATCGATCAGTTCCGGGAAGAAGCCGCTGAGGGCTGGCCCGAATCAGTAGAAGGTGTTTGCTGGGGAGAGCTGAAGCAGCATGCAGTCGAGAGAACTTTCAACGCTGGAGATGAGGAGGATATCGATAAAGAGTTCTCAGATTACAGCCTTGAAGACACCGAGTGACACCGTAAAGCCGCCTGTGTAGACGGCTTTGAGGTGCTACGCACCAACGATAAGAAGTTTCAAATGACAGGATAGATAACCAGAACGTTTCATCCTTATGGGGGCCGCAACGGCCCCCTTCTTTTTACACCAACCCATTCAACGGAGTATCCCCATGCAGGCTTTCGCTATCGCTGGGGCGGCATCGGGCTGCCCCAAAAACACCATGTTCGATTTCAAACTTACCGGCGCTGACGTTATGTCTTGGAAGCCAAAGAGCCGCCTGCAGCAGTTGTGGGAGCGTCTTCTGCAGGTCGTAGCGCAGGAGGGAAGACCATGAACGCACCGGCAGCGGCTGAGCAGTACCGTAAGCAGCAGGAAGAGTTAGAGCGCCAGCGTCGGGAAGAGGCTGAGCATGAGCGCCTGAAGGATTATGACTTTATCCGCGCCCTGTTCGAAATGGCTTGTCCGGGAGTAAAGAAATGAGCCTTGCAACAACCGTAGAAGAAAGCCGCGCAAAGCGTCGTCAGCACGTCCTGAACGCCCTCCACTATCGACGCAATGGTATGCGCAACTCTATGCGCGCCGCGCTGAATCTGGCGTGGTGTGAGCGATTCAACAGTAGATATTTTCTCGGGCCATGCCCGTTCTGAGGTGATATGTGAGTAAGGAATT